AACGTCTTGCCTTTATCTGCAGCAGCAAAGTCTTTACCTATAGATTGTTTAATACCAACCTTTTTAGCAAATGATTTACTGTGTGCTACAGCTTCCATAAGGTTATGTTGTTTCTTTGAGGTACTAGGCATTATCTACTCGCATGCTCTATAAACCAAGCTACTAAGCCACCGACAATACTAGCGGCACTGCCAACGGCAAGAAGCATTCTCCAACCTCCATGAGCGGCTGACAATGTATCATTAATTTTTGCAAGTGTATCTTTAATTTCTTGCATATCTTTAACCATCTTGTCCATATCAGCTTGTAAATGTTTGATTTCGTTTGCATGGGTGGCTAACTCTCTAGCTGTTTCTACTTGATCAGGTACACTCATATATCACCTAGCCGTACGTAATGGACATTGCACTTAATGTTGTACCGACTACATAAATCCCATTTTGTACTAAGATACCTTCACCTGGAATTAGCACCTGGAACGGTTGTACCGCTGTAGAATATTTAAATTGGTACAAAATAGGGCCAGATGTATCTGTACCGTCATATAGCGTGAATGTACCTGCTGTACCATTACCAAGAAACACAATTGATTTTAGTCGTGTTCTACCTGTAATAAGTTGTGCTGGGAATGTACCCGAATACGCACTTTTTACATCATATTGCATTGTCATAATTAATCTCCTTAGATTTAGTAAGGGCTGTCATGTGGGCGATTGACATTTAAGGCTACTTATTAGGTAGCCACCCTCAGATTAATTAAACTTGGCTAGGGTTAGCTGAACCGTCAGAACCGCGTACGANGTATGNGGCTGAGATAATGCCTGAACCTGCAGTAACAGTACCAAATGTGTATGTGATNATCGCGTCTGTAGAGCCAACGTTGGTAACTAGTGTTGGGTTTGTTGTACCAATTGCCAATGATTGCTTACCTGTAGAACCTGTAGAAATAGTGATAGCACCTGTAATTGCTGTGCCATTTACGTATACAGTAACTGTACCTGTACCGCCTGAAGTGAAAGCTACGTTTTGAAACAAATCAACCGCAAGAATTGAAGCACCTGCTGGAATAACAAACGCTACTGAAGCAGTACCGTCTGTATATGTTACTGGAGCTTGTTGTGCAACAATAGTTGCACCCATGTTGCGGATTTGACCTGCAACTGTACCTGTTGTATTTTTAACTGTGCCCAATAACCATGGGCCTAAATGAGAAGCGAATGCCATTTTAGAATCCTTTATGCAAAAGTATTCTTACCATCGTTGCATCGTCTGCTGGGGCAGTTGGTAAGAATGATAGTTCCCAGACTTGATTACTTTATACCCTTAATTTAATTATGTGTCAATATCATGTTTATTTGACTTTTTTGCGTTTAATTATTTGTTCATTACGTACATAGTAACTTCAAAGCCGAAACGCATTTCTGTAGCTGCTGGTTTTGTCCACATTTTGTATCTCCTAGTTTACAAAGTGTACGGAATGTACACTATGAGTGTAGTTATACTCTGATTTTTAAACTAAACCATACAGAAAATCATTAAAAAGCAAAGGGCCCCGAAGGGCCCCTGCACCTGACAGTCGAAACCATCAGGGGGATAACACTACCAAGCCTAATTAAGCGCCTGGTGAACCGTACATACCTAGTGGATCTGACCAACCGAAGCTGTAACGTTCACGTGATTTGTAACGTACATTTCCTGTGTCAAAATCCCCGTCCATTGAGTTTTGCAATGGTGTACGAACAAAGTGCTTCATACCATTTGGAACATCAGTAGTTAAGAACCAAGCGTTTGTATCTGTCAAGAAGTGGTTAATTGTGTAACCTTCTGGAATAGAACCGTTGTTCTTAATTGCGTTGATGTCGTTGTCAGTAGTACCAACACGCAATTCAGTTTCAAGCAAGCGAGTTGCAACGAATTGAAGAGCAGGTGGAACAACCAATTTCTTAGGTTTAGCAGCAATCAATAGACCACGCTCATCAGTCCAAGCAGCGATTTGAATAACAGCATTTTCCAATGAAGTTTCGTTCAAGTCAGCAGCAGTAGCTGGAGTGTTGCTATTAGAACCACCGTTAACAAGGTTGTGTGTTGTAGAGAACAATGAAGCATTATCACCACCTGTGTAGGCAGCGTTGAAACCGTTGTTCAATACAGCAGCAGCTTTAACTTGTTTAGTGTAAGCCATAGCACGAGCTAGTGCTTTAGTATAACGAGCTGACAATGAGTCATACAAGTTATCTTCAATAGCTTCTTCAGTTAAGCTGAAGCCAAGAGCAATAGTTTCGTGGTTGTAGCGAGCTGTCCAAGCTTCTTGAGCATTGTCATAAGCGATGGCTTGGCCTTCGTTTTTAACAGGTGCTGCTGAGAAGCCTGAAAGTTTTGTTTCTTCTTCGAAAGAACGTTCTGATGTCTCTGTTTCGTAGATCTCAGTATGTTCTTCACCATATCGTGCATACTCCAAACCGAACAAAGCATTCAAGCCCGGGAGTAACTCTTTCAATAGTTGTGCGCGTGAAATAGCCATATTATATTACTCCTTAAGCTACGTTATAACGATGAACGCCAAAGTTCGTTTTCACCAAAGCTTCTGGTGTTTGAACTAAAGCAACGGTACCTGAAACTGTAGCTGTTGAAGCTGTTACAGTTAATGCTGTGCTACCTGTTGTAGTAACAGTTGTTGCAGCTGTTAGGCTTGAGCCTGTAAATTGCAATTGACCATTAATTACGTTGTACACATCTGTACCGATTGGAAGAACTGTACCTACTACAAGACCAGAAACAGTCAAAGTAGTTGTACCAGTACCTGAAACATATGTACCACCAAAAGTTACTTGTGTATCTGGAACTAATTGCAATACACGGAAACCAGCAGTAGTAGCTGCGCCAGCTGTTGAAGCTACTACACCCATTGCAGAGTCGCCATTAGCAACTGAACCTGTTTGTGTACCACCAACAACGTTACCGCCAACCAACAATTGTGAGAATGAAGCTACTGTTGCTGAAGATGCTGAAGCAGTTGCTACGCATTTCAATACAACATCAGGATCATCAACAACGATAGCTGTAATATCACCAGATGTAATGCCACCTGGATAGTATTGTGAGTATAAACGTTGTTTAGTCGTTGGGTTTGTATAATAACAGCCTGCAAAATAACCAACAACTTTGTTAGTTGAGTTTACTGGAGCTGTTGCAAGTGTTGCAAAACCTGATGTAATAACAACAGGGTCGCCGTAATAAATAGCGGTAGAGTCATTGTACGCAATCGGAAGATTACGTGTTGAACCAGCGTATGGTTGACCACCGATAAGATTTACGGGCTTAAAGCCATAAGGCGCTGATACTGTAGGATAAGCCATAAAATACTCCTAGATTAAAATTATTTTCCTTTACCAAAGCTAGTGCTTGATTTGCGCTCATTAAATAGAGGCATACGAGGATCACTTTGGCGCATCAAATTATTATCTACAGCTTCCGTTTGAGATTGTGTCATTTTATCGTAATGTGAATTACGTTGTTCCACAAATTCATCAGGAGTCTTGCAAAGTAATAATCCACCGATCTCAATGTTGTCGCTAAAACGACTAGTTGGATCTACCAGCAATTTAAATTTAGGTTGCTCTTCAATGGTTACTGGTTCCCAACCTTCTCGTAGTTTGGACGATAAGTTACGTGGGTCAGCATTATTCAATGTCGATACACGAATCCAACGATAGCTAAAACCAGCTTGTTTGTCTGGCTCAGGAAGTAATTCTGCAGGCATCCATTGTTTAGGACGTTCTACTAATTCACGAGTTGACATATCACGAGTTAATTTATTATCTACCATTTTGATTCTCCAATTTAATTGCTGCTTGAGCATATTGCTCTGGGGTTAATCCAAGTTTTTTNGCTAACTGGACTTGGCTAGCTTTTAATTTAATCTTATTTGAAGACGTACTTCGCATCGCCGGTGCAACCACAGTNCTCGGTTTTGTACGAGCTGGTTCGCTTTTATTTGTTTCTTCTGGTTCNTCAAAAAACTCATTGAAACGTTTGCGCATTGTTTTGTCCAATGTGCTATAGTATTCATCTGAACCGATTTCTACACCCTGCTCCTTTAATTTCTCATGGAGACCTAAAGCAGCAGCAGTCATTTCTTTGTCCTGACCAAACCATTGATTACGTTGTTGCCAACTCATCGC